TACCTATCCCTATACTTCCTGAGAAGAATGATGGTAGGTTACTTTCTATATTCAATGCTCTAGCTGTCCCACCTATATTGGATACAGGTTGATCATTTGATATATTAATATACTGGAAATCTCCTGTTATTGTAGTACCGGCAGATTGATCAAAATCGAAGTTAAGTAAGCTAATTTCTCCTGCTGTACCTGCAGTTAATTGCACTTCTGTATGTGTTCCCCACAGGTAATTAACAGTACCACTAGCGTTATTTAATGAAGTTTCATTTACACCTGCAATAACGGTACCAACTGTTCCTGCACCTTTAATAGATGCCTGATTGTAGGAAGGATATATGTAACTAAAGTTACCTGCTCCTGTAACTCTACCTATATTATTTTGAGTTATTATTCCTCTGTTATTGAAATCAGTAGTACTATCCACTCTATTAACGACTCCATAACTTTCTGATACACTATCTGTTGTGTTTTCTTTAGTAATATCGTAAAATAAGCCTACATCTGTATCAGTAGAAGTATTTGCTTTCTTTAATGTAATTATTGAATTTGCTATAGGAGAGGAAGTATTTACAAGAAGAGTGTTTGTTTTCGTATCCCCGTCTATGTTTAAAGTACTCCCATCAAAAGTCAAATTTGAACTTCCATCTAATTCTGAAGTTGTATTCCATGTTGCAATTTGATTATTGACACCTGTTCCTGTAACTGTTCCAGTACCAGTTGTAAATCCACACCCATCTATGATTGTACCGACTCCAGTATCGAAGTCTGATATAGATGAAGTAGTAGTAGAGAAAGTACCTCCTAAAGTTAAATTTCCAGAATCGGTAACTGTACCTGATAAGGTAATACCTGCTACTGTTCCTGTTCCTCCTACCGATGTTACAGTCCCTATACAAGTTGTTTTATCGTTAAAAGTATTCCAATCAGTTGAAGAAAGGTATCCGTCTGTAGAAGTTGTTGCTTGTGTTATACCGATTGTACCTGTGTCTGTAATTGGACCTCCTGTCAATGGAGAAGTTGTTCCTATACTAGTCACTGATCCTACTCCGGTTAAATTAGTACCATCCCCTACAAAAGAACCGGTAAATGAACCGGTAAAAGGAGATGTTAAATCGTTAAATTGCAATGAACTAGATACTAAGTTAGATGGTAGTATTGCATCTACATTTCCGGTTGTTACTATTCCTACTTCTGTTATATCAGCTTGAGTAAAATGCTCATTTGCTTCAAAATTAGTAGTTTGATCATGATCTATTTGAGCAGAACTTGATACTAATGTTGGTTTGCCGGTTATGTCGTCAAATGCTACAGAATCAGCTTCTACTCCGGTTAAACCAGATCCATCTCCTACAAAAGAACCGGTAAATGAACCGGTAAAAGGAGAGGTTAAATTATTAAATTGTAATGAACTAGATATTAAGTTAGAAGGTAGAATTGCATCTACATTTCCGGTTGTTACTATTCCTACTTCTATTATATCAGCTTGAGTAAAATGCTCATCTGCTTCAAAATTAGTAGTTTGGTCATGATCTACTTGGATAGAACTTGATACTGTATTAGAAGGTAGAATTGCATCTACATTTCCGGTAGTAACTGTTCCTACAGTTGTAATATCTTCTTGCAGAAAATGCTCATCTGCTTCAAAATTAGTAGTTTGGTCATGATCTATTTGGATAGAACTTGATACTAAAGTTGGTTTATCTGCTATATTATCAAATAATACTCCTTCAATTTCAGTTCCATCTCCTATAAAAGAACCGCTAAAGAAAGAGCCGGTAAAAGAAGAACCTTTTGTGGAACCTATTACTTTTAAATTTCCAATCGTTAAAGATCTTGCCATATTTTAATTTTTATTTTTTATACTATTCTTACGACTATTAAATCATAGTACCTATACATCCCATAAAGAGGTACACCTGCTGCTGCAGCTTCTGCGTCATCTTCGTAACTATTCTCAAAAACTGTACTGGTTATTGGTCCGTCAACTACCAGACTACCTGATATATTTAGACTTCCAGATAATTCTAGTGATCCTGTTATGTTTAGAGAACCGGTAGCTTCTAATGCTTGTGTGGTATTGGAACCGGCATTAACTGTTATACCGCCTGTCACATCTACATCACCGTCCATTCTTAACTCTCCTGTCATATCTATATAACCAAAGGAATCAATAGATATACGCTCTGTTGGAGTACTGGGATCTGTAGTTGTAAAGATACTAAATTTTCCACCAATACCGCCTGAGGAGTATTCAGTAGCTCTAATGCTTGCTAATTCTATATTAGTATCATTTCCACCATAAAATCCTATTTTACTGGAAAGAGTATTAGGTGATATAACTGTTGATTCTACTTTTATTTCAGGTGTATCTCCTTTCAAATGTAGTATAGAATCAGGATCAGTTTCTCCGATACCTACTTTTTCAGATACTATTACACTACCTGTCACATCTAAACTACCAGTTATTTCGGCAGAATTAGGTTTTAAGAACATAATTGGATTTGCCCCTGCAGTACCGAATTTCAAACCTTCCCCTGAGTAGTTATATATAAATCCAAAGCCGTCACCATCATCGTCCCATCCAAACTCTACTTTAGAAGCACCATCTTGACTAATATTAAAGGCTGGATCTCCGCTTGTTATACTAGAGTTTTTATCAATTATAATCCTATCTGCATTATTGAATCTAGTTAGTACAGTTCCACTACCATTTATAGTACTTGATATAGATGAAGAGATTATAGTAGTACTATCTTCCCATATAGGTAGGTAGTTAGTCGAACCTGTTCCGTGAACTACTCCAGTTAAATTAGTACCATCTCCTGTAAAAGAACCAGTAAATGAACCGGTGAAAGGAGATGTTAAATCGTTAAATTGTAAAGAACTGGATATTAAAGTTGGCTTATCGGTTATATCTTCAAATGCAACAGAATCGGCTTGATCTGCTTTTAAAGCATGTGATGAGGATACTTCAAAAGTAATCTCATGTGATGCAGAGACTGCAAAATGTGCATATGATGAAGTAGTAGCATAAGAAGAGCTTACAACTCCTGTAACATTGGAACCGTCCCCGTAAAATCCTTCAGAAGCAGTAACGCTTCCTGTGATTATGAGAGTATTATTAAAAATTTGTTGATTAGCCATGTTCTATTTTATTTATACTTGTCTTTTGAAAGCAGTTATTAACATATTAACATCATATGTACCTATTGATGCATCTAACTTCAATACAGCTTCCGTAGTTGAAGAAGCATCTATAGAAAAGGATGTAGTATTAATTGCAAAATCTGGGAAGGTATATGTGTCATTAATTGTAGAGTTACCTGCTTGATCCCATCCCCCAAATAATGTTCCTACTTTTTTCTCTGATTCATTTGTGTTTGAAAGTGAATAATCAACTTTTATACCTGTATATCCTGTAGAACTATCTATAGGAAATGTATATAAATCGTGATTTCCTACTAGACTAGAAGAATGAAAGTGTATTAATTCTACCCCCGGTAAACCTGGATATCCTTCAGATGCTATTGTTACTGATCCTACTGCATCTATTGCTCCTGATACTATTAAGGAACCAGTTATTTCTGCATCACCATCTCTTGTTCCATCCCATTCTGTCTCTATTCCTGTTAATCCACTTCCGTCTCCTACAAATGACCCGGAGAAAATTGAACCGGATATTTCTAAGGTATCGGTAAAATCTACTATCGCTGATGAACCAGAAACCGTAAAAGAACCGGTTATTTCTGCATCACCATCTCGAGTACCATCCCATTCAACTCCTGTTAAATTAGCTCCATTACCGTGAAAGGAACCTGAAAATGCAGAAGCGGAAACCTCATTATATACCGTTACTTGACCGGTTGAAAAATCACCATATATTAAAGGTGTGTCAGAGATTGCGTTATTAATGTATAGTTTATTGTCTATATTAGAAGTAAAATTAGTAGGACCTGCAAGATATCCTAAAAATACGTTATTTGAACCTTTAACATTATACCCTGCATAAGCTCCTATTGCAGTATTTCCATTATCATCCTGATTCAAGGAATATAGTGTAGTAGTTCCTACAGATGTATTATAATTACCGGTAGTGGTTGATCTAAGTGAGCGATAACCTATTGAAGTATTGTGTATACCGGAAGTGATTGCGTTTTGACTTATTGAACCTATAGCAGTATTATGCTTACCGTTACCTGTTCCTCCTAATGTACCGGTACCTAGGGCTGCGTTATGACATCCACTATTGTTTCTACCTGCTAGGTATCCTACTAAGGTTGAACAATTTCCTGATAATTGACCTGAGTAGTTTCCTATAGTTACTAGGTTACGTCCTGTTGCTTGATTGGCGGCATTAATTCCTATAGCTATTCCGTTAAGAGCATTTGTTGAATCAGCATTAGATAACGAACCTTCTCCAATTCCTAAAGAAGTAGAATTTAAATTATGTATTTTAATATTCTCATCTACGATTGTAACCCCTTTCAAATCTATAGTTGGATCTGATCCTGATACTATAAATGAACCTGTTATTTCCGCATCACCATCTCTTGTTCCATCCCATTCAGATTCTACACTAAGTCCTGTTAACCCAGACCCGTCTCCTACGAACGACCCAGAGAAGATTGAACCTGATATAGAGTTTACGTTTGTGAAGTCAACTTTTACAGATGAACCGGAAACTGTAAAAGAACCGGTAATTTCTGCATCACCATCTCTTGTTCCATCCCATTCCTGGGTTACTGTTAAACCTGTTAATTCGGATCCATCACCTTTAAATGAACCGGTAAATGAATTTGCTGTTACTCCTCCTTCTATATTTATTTCACCTGTAGAAAAATCTCCTAATATTAAAGGAGTATCTGATGCTTGATTATTTATGTAAAGTTTATTAGACTCTGCTGTTGAACTAGCAGGTCCTGCACCATTACCCAAATGTACATTACCTGACCCACCTGTTAGGTTTATTCCTGAATTTGCACCTATTGATACGTTTGAATCCCCGTTACTTAGTGTTAGAAGTGAATTAGAACCTAAAGCAACTGTATCACTTGAATTTAAAGCATTCTTCAAAGAACCGTAACCTAAAGATGTATTATTATCTCCTGTTAAGTTCTTACTAGTCTGGTAACCTATTCCTGTATTTTGTGTAGCCCCGGATATACTATCTCCTGCTTCTGATCCTATTAGTACGTTATTATCACCATCATCTTGACTAATTCTACCTGTAATACCTACAACGGATCCATCAAAAGTGAAGTTACCTTCTCCTTGTACTAGACCTGATGTACCGGTAGCAGTAACTATTCTATTGTTAATATTATCCTGTATGGTAAGTCCTCCTGTTCCTCCGTTTAACGGTACAGTGTAATAGTCTGTAGCAATATCAGTATCGAAGTGAAGCCTTAGAGTATCGCCACCGTCGTGTATAGAACTAGAGTGAATAACTGATCTAAAATTGTTATCCATCTCTGTATGTGTCAAAGATGTTCCTTTCTCTAGTCTATATGTTAATCCAGGTATTGCCATTGTATGTCTTTGTTATAAATATCTGATTTTATTCTTATGCTCCTACATATATTATAAATGCTAGAGCGTAGTATGGTGGTAGGTTTTTATTATCTCCATCTACACCTGTACTGTTTGTAGTAAAAGTGTGGTTGTGGTTTGCTGATTCAGTTGATGTTTTACCTAATGTAGCTGCTCCTGTACTACCATGTATCCTGTATCCAGCATTTCCTCCTGTACTGTGTGCTAGTGTAGGGTAGTTGTTATTTGATAGTGTCTGGTTATTTGATTCTCCGAAAGTTTTGTGACTGTGGGATGCGTTAGAGCTGGCGGTAGTTCCTCCATGTGTATGTGAAACTACAACTGCATCTTTTGAACCTCCAGTTATTTTAGCTGTACCCTCTATAGTTGTTTTAGCTGCTCCTCCATTATCTGCATTTGCACCTACTATAAACTTGTTTCTCAAATCTGGTGCTGTTATTCCATTATATGTTTCACCATCACATAGTTCCCAACCTGCAGGCTTATTTGCAATTGTACCAGACCACATTATAATTCCTCCTATAGGTACTGGTGCTGCTGCTATTTTTTGAAATAAACCAGTTGAAGTAGCAACTACTGCACTTGTTGAATCTGATGCACCGTCGTCTAGTGTACCAACTTTAAGTGTTTCTGAAGTTTCTATATGTCCTTCTACTGTTAATCCTACATCAGAAGGAAAATTAGTATTAATACCTACCTTACCGCTTGCTTGTGCACTAAATATTACTTCGGAGTTTGTATGTTCTCCTGCAAATGAATTAATAATATTAAATCCTTCATTTTTATTTTGACTATCGGTGTTAATAGCTACTACTATGTTACCTCCATTAGTCTGTGTTGGAGATGATATGAATAATCCTCTAGGTTCTGAATTGTTAGGTATCAGGTCTCTTTTTCCATCTCCGTTTTCTGAGCTGTATATACTGAATGGTAATGGGGATAGAAAAGATTGTAGTTTGTCGTCCCCTGATGGTGAGATTCCTATTCCTTCTTCCCCTACTAAACTTAACTGTCTGTTTGGTATTTTAGTTCCAATACCTACTCTAGATATACCTTCACTAGTTCTTGTGAATGTAGCTGCTACAATATTATCTGCGTTGTCATATCTACTGTTTGGGGGGTCTGAAGGATTGATTTTTGCTGTTCCTATTCCAATATGCACTTTTCCAAATCCTTCATCTTTCGGGAAGTTGTTTGTAAAATATAGGTCGTTAGTAGTACTATCCACTCTTCCTATCTGCCCTATATAGGTACTACTTTCGTAGAAATTTATACTAGCGTGTCTGGTATGTGCTTCATTAAAAGGATTATTACTACCTTTAAGGTTTATAGAAGCTCCACCGGATCCTTCTCCATGTATATCTAATTTTTCCTCAGGGGTACCTGTTCCGATACCCAAGAATTTTTGTGCTCTATCAAATTTAAAAGAACCAAGAGCATCGAATTGGCCATCGGTATTAAATTGTATATCTCCTGTATTTCCTGCTGCAGTTGCTGTTAAGCTATCTGTATTAAGAGCGGGTAGGTTTATTTCCTGATACCTGTTAGGACCGTAGTCTTCTGTAGCAGTATCCAAGTTCTCACTCCCTGTATAGTGTAGTCTTAGTCTTGTATTATCATTATGAAGTGAACTTGAATAGAAGAACTGTGATTGGTTCCTGTCCATTTCATCGTAAGATAAAGCCTTTCCTTTGTTTGTTCTAAGAATTATACTCATTTTTTTAATCTTTTATGGTCGTAGATACTACCCTACTAAATACTTATATAAATATTAACCTAATCTGTTTACTCCAAAATTCATATCCAGCTTAGTGACTATAACTGTATCGGTTTCTGCTGATTTAGGAAGTGGTTGTCCTAGCTTACCTACAGCTACTAATTCATTAGCATCATTATATAGACCTACTGTTGTAATATATGGTTGAAAAGTTGATCCAGAAACATTATTTGCTATCTGTCCATCTGCTGTTTTTAAAGCTGTCTTATTTAAAGTGTGGTTAAATTCTCCGGTCTTAATCCTACAGTGGTAATTATGCGTGTATATTGGTAGATTTGATTTCCATCTTAATATAGCGTCAAAGTATACATTATAATACACTGCTATTTTTTCATCTGTTATAATAATTTGTCCGTGTGGATAAATTACATTACCTACATAGACTCTAGGAGATGAGTATTTAAAATATAATCTTCCTTCTCCATCGTCTACTATTTCATTACAACTTTTAGGTACTGTAGTTGTATCTAAATATTCACCTCCTCCTTCTGAGGTTTCATTCACGTATGTTGATTCATCTTGTATGTAGTCTGGATCGTTAAGTGTGCAGTTATCAGCAGATGTTTCAAATAGAAAATCTGTGTTTTCTATATATAGATTATTTTCTATATCAAATGAATCCTCACCTGTTTCTGTTGCATAACTATCTAGTACATAGTTATCATAACTACCATCTTGTGGATCGCTTCCATACTTTAAATCAGGTAGAATAGAAATAGATTTAGGTTCTATATGAGTTCCGTAAACTTCTTTTGGCAAAGAAAAAATAGCTACTCTAGAATTTAACTGTCTAGAACCGCTAACTTCGTAAGATGATTGTAGGTAATTCTCATAAGAAGAAGATGTAGTTAATTCTGAGTTGTTGAATTGACTGTAGTATAGGTGGTGGTTGCTTTCAAAAACTAACCTCTTATTAAAAGTAGTGCTTCCAGAATTGGCTATATTTCCTCCGTATGTATTATCGGAGGAATCAGGTATATATGCTCCTGAACCTGATAGTCCAAATATATTCTGTATACCAAGATCTGTATATTGACTACCGCTAGCTATCCATGATTTACGGGCGGAATAAGTCGATATATATGCATCCTGTTGATTTAGTTTTTTGTAAGCACTCATTCATTAATAATCTAGTTTGATTCTTACTAAAGCCTCTTTTGTAAAGTCTTTAAGAAGTGGTCTAGATAGTTTAGCTACCCCTAATAGATCGTTATTGTCGTTATATAATCCTACTGTTGTAATATATGCTTGAGGAGTATTGATCATTACATCGTGACGTAGTTCTCCTGAGCTTGTTATGTTTGAAGGATTGGTTGAGTAGTTAAATTCACTATTTCGAACTCTTACAAATACGTAGTTAGAAGAAATAGTCTCTTCTGATTGTAGTGAACCACTTGCTCCATTTTTAATTGCATTGTAAAACTTACCTAAATTGTTAGCAGAACCGTCTGTTGCATCATCATTACCGATATTTACACCTTCCGATGTGTCTAAATTCAGAGCAGTTCCGTTAAGGACTACTATACCAACATCTGGTAAGAATTTACCGTAGCTTCCGTGATTAGTAGTAAATCCATTACCTCCATCCCAAGATGATCCATCTGAGCCGCTTATAATGTCATATACTCGACCTGCATCTACATAAGATACAGTAGTTAAATCGGCACTATTATCTGTTAGATGTAAAGTTCTATTACCATTTGTTAATTTTAAGTTAAAAGAACCTGGTAGTAGTTTCTCCTTGTATCTGGCTCTATCCACACTCATTACATATATGTATTCAGATTCATATGTCCCAAAAACGAACCCTGTTTCTTCGTCTCCGAAAATTAAGTTTCTATACTGTCCGTAAATAGTTGATGATGGTGATTTAGATGATACATTCGTATTATATGGTACAGATCCTCTACCTAATTTATCACCATAAGCGATAGCAAATTGTACGTTTGCTTGGGTTGTTGTCCCTGTTTCGTTTTCGTATATTTCGTAAAAATAATTTCCTGTATTTGCTGCTACTTGATCTGATGATGTATGGAAGGATGTTAAGTATTTAGTATCTGTTGACCATAATGGCGCAACTACTGATTCAGCACTTATTGAAATATCTTCTGGATCTAATCTTTTAAATGACATATCTTATTAATTATTTACTTTTACGATTGTGATTGGTACAGTTACTCTAGCTCCTGAATCTCTTCCTATCACTGTGATAGTTGTCTGTAATGTTGATTGTCCTGCAAATAACGTGTTAATAGTAGTTGCAGTTAAGTTGATTGATGTACCTATAACTGTTTTAGAAACATTAGTACCTAAAGTAGTGGTAGAGTTTAACCTCTCTGCTTCTGGTGTGTTTATCCCTACTCCGTTGTATGTCTGTAATACTCTAGTATCTGCTATTGTTGCTACATAACCTCCTGCTTCAAAGGTTTGAGTTGAACCTAAGTAGTTTAATGTTTGAGGAGTTATAGCTAGAGATGCTCCTTGTTTTAATCTAATTGAACTATATCCGATATCTAGAATAGGTAGTTTAGCGGTTCCTCTAGGTAGTGTAGTTAATTTATATTTCATGATTTGAGTCTCATCAGGAAAAGCTTCTAATAATGGCAAGTTTTCTATCGCTTGTCCATAGTAAGCCGAACCTAAAGGATGTGTTGGATTATACAGGGTATAATCTACCTCATCATCAGAAAGAGCGAATTGAGTTATTTTAAAGGAGCCATCTCCTCTTGCAAGTAGTTCCCTACCTTTTTTAGTCAATATTGCATCAACCGTAACTATTGAATTATCTAAATATCCCATTTTAGTATTTTTCTATATATTATAAATATCTTAAATTATTATTTTATTATTTTATTATGTCTGATCTACTATATACCCTATGTACGGACATTGAGATGAAGAAGTAATTAACCCGAAGTCATCCGTGTCAACTATTGTATTATTACCTTCCACATAAATCCTTGAGTTATTAACTAACTGTATTCTATTCTGTCCTGTTCCAAATCTAAATATATCGAATCTGTTGACTTTCGTAAATACGGTGTCTATAGCAAAAGTTGATATTGGTAATATTACCCAATTTTTGTAGATGTCTCTAACTACTATTGCTTGTTTACCGCTTTTTGAAATTGAAACAACTCTTACATATTCCGGTATTGAGGTGCCATCTAGATATTCTCTAAAAGTTACTAAAACATCCCCTATGCTTAAGAAATCTGAGGAATTATTAGTAGAGAATGTAATTTGAGTCTGTCCTGGGCCGAATGGTTGTGTTAATGTTAGTTCTAAGTCGCTTAATGTAGATGTAGGTAGTTCGGTTTCTGCAGTATGAAATAACTCCTGTTTAACCCTATTTTCTAAAGCGCATATATAATCTGTATCACTGTCTGATGAGAATACCTCTCCTGTAAATGTACGTCCTGCTATAGTTGGCGCTATTCCTGCACTTTCTAATGCCGATGTTTTACTCCCGTTATATCTTGCGTTAATCCATCCTGTATCGGAGTACATTGAATCTTGTATTGATGCTTTATCTGCTGTTAAGTTTAATAGCGCATCTATATTAACCGGTGTGTTTGTTCTTTCTGATTTATCGGAAGTCATTAGGGTTTTTGATTTCCTGTTTAACTCTGCATTACTTATAAGAGGATTATATTCACTAAACCCAAATTGCACATCTTGAAGGAAAGGTGTAAATGTAATATCTTTGATCGTAGATTCAAATATATCTGCATCATCGATATTTGGAATATAAACTGGGTCTATTACGAAGTAGAAAAATGGATTTCTGGCTGGATAGTATGTTTTAGATAGTATGTTCATATTAAATACTATTTCCTCAAAAGTAAATCTTACTGTCTCTATCTGTTCCAGTATCCCTTCTATGTACGTATTATCACTCTGTCCGTTAATTGAAAATGCATCTACAGATACAATCAGACTTTTAATTACTCCTTGCCTTGGTGTTGTATTCTCCACTTCATTTACATTTAAATGTATAACATGAGGTTTATTTAACTCCCCGCTAGTAAAATGTAAATCTATAAATGTACTCTCAGTCATTGTTTTTAATATTCTTTTAATTTAATTCTCCTTCTACTCTAATTACCTACAAAGGACATTCACCATACCTACTATCACTACAATGGATATACGTAGTACTAAAGGGGGCTGGGTCTGATGATGAATAGCTCCAAAAACCGGTATCTTTTGTCCAATACCTAGATATATTTCCGTCAGTGTACCAACCTGTTGGTGCATATTCTGGGTTATCTACCTCTTGTGGGTCTTCAATGAAGATAGCAGGAGGTAGTACAGGTAGAGTAATAGTTCCAGCTTGAATGTCTGTTAATTTATGTGTAAAAAATTCACTTGCTGTTTCAGCTTCTGTAAACACTGTTAATGTTGTACTTTCACAGCATGCGTTATCTACTATACTATTGTAGTAAAGTTGAAATTCGTTGTAAGTTGGTTGAAATGTAGCTGTTCCTACACTTATACTATATGGATTAATTAAAGTACAATTTTCACTATTTATTGCTTCAAATCTTAAGGAAATTTTCGAGTATGTTAGGTATGGGTTATCATTTGAACTTAGAAAACTTTGAATCTTTTTAAATGTATCATAACCTGCAGATGTAGACGAACTATTCGGGTCTACAGCGTTTGCTTCAGGATAATCCTCTAAAAGGTCATCCAGATTTTCTGTTCTTATTGGTTTAGTAGGATCGACTTCGACCCAATTACCAATATAGGATGTACCTGAACAACCGCTTATGGTGCCGAAATTAAATAATGATAGTGCATCACTACACCAACTTAATCTGAATCTAAATGTTGTAAAATCTTCATATACTCCTCCAAATCCATACGGGAAGATATACTCTCCATTACTGTTAGTATTAAAAATATTATTTAAAGGTCCAATAGTACAACTATTAAAAGGAATAGATGTTTCTATATTACAATTTGGGTTATTATTATCTTGAATCTTTATGTTTATATTAGGTTCTTCTCCATATATATTTAAAGGAAATGTAAAATCTTCAACCTGTTCCGGTTGGTAAGAAACTTCGTTTATTATGTACGATACTGCAGTATTTGGGGAGTTGCTGCGGTTCCACCAGGTAGTCAAGTTATAGGATTGGTTAGGTGTTATTTGTGGTGGTATTGTGTTTTGTAATAAAGCTAAGTTACATGATACAATTATAGCTTCTCTTGTATTCTCACATTCTCCTTCAAATAGGGTATCATTTTCTTGATGGTATGCAGTGACTTGAAATACTTGGTATTGGCTGTACCCTTGTTGTAAAAAGTTATACGTTGTAGTATCTCCTGTTAGAGCAACTGTAATTCCCTCTGTTTCAACCTCGTAATCATACAGCCTAGTAGCACCTTCAAACATATTACCTAAGTTATAGTTAGTAAAGTTACTATTTGTACTATCTGGGTCTATTATAAGTCTAGTTAGATCAGTAGTTTCTAATGTACATGCATTTGATGGTGCATCTTTGAAAAACTGTACTTTATATTTTACATTAGAATACTCTAAATTTTTAAATGGATTATTTTTATTTAATTCACCATTTGTAATTTTTATATTTGATTGATGTAACTCTCCATTGAACTTAGGCTGATCATTTCTCTTATCATTAGTACCTTTTCTTCCTATTGGGGTCTGTATGTAGTAGGATGTACTAGTAGAAGATTCTTTATTAAATAATGTACCTTCTGCTCCATTTCCTATGTTTTTATAAGCTCCTCCGTTAGACCCTGTTATAAAAGCAGTATCTATTGAACCACTATATTCAGGTTGTGTCCAAGTCATTATAGGAGATGTATGCTTACTTCTCTCTAAAAGATGCGGTTTAATTATTACTCCTGTATCTGTTACAGATCTAGCAGGAACAAAGTCTCGAACCATTCTAAATACTACATTATCAAAGAATTTAATCAACCTAACAAAATCCTTCAAGTTATATTTATCTACGTTATCGAAGATTTCTTTAGCATATTCCTGTAAATCGCTGTACTTATTTGTTTTTATATCTCTTGGATCCCCTATATAGTTGTCAATATTAAAAGTACTATTTGGAAATAATATATTGGATTGTGATACTATGTAATTATTAATATTATCTGAAGGTGAGAATCCTACTTCTATTCTATGTAAGTCGTTAGTGTAGATATTTTCTTTATTTGATATACTTGTATAAAAGGATAGTGTGTTTCCTTCTACTATACTACCTGTATTATCTAATCGTACCTTATCTAAAGAACCGGTCCAGGCTTGCTCTCCTCCGTAAAATGGTAAGTCTTCTGTGGATTGTCCTCCGTATACTTTAATTTTAAGTATATCAGAAGGTATTCCAAAACAGTTTATTAATGCTCTTAATCCTCTTTCCGTACCTTTACTTTTTAATAGTAGAGGAAGGTTGTGGTAGATTCTTTTATAAATCTCTTTTTGATAATCGTTTTGAGATAATTGATCTTGGTTAGATTTTATTATTCCAGCTCTACCATCTCTATCAGATAAGTACTCTCCTTGTGTATCATAAGAATTAACAGTAAAGTATTTGAATAGATCTTCTGCTGATTTATTACTTGTGTATAGTTTAACTCCAAAGTTTTTTAGTAATTCTTCTACTAAGTCTTTAGATACCCCTCTATCTAACCTATTGTCTGCATCATATTTTTTAGAAACAGAATCTGTATATAACCATAGATTGTCAAAATGCTGTGCTATCATATGAATGAATAATTCATATGGTTGGTTTGCAGGATCTTCTTTAAGGTATGAAGGTATTGTATTAGTTAATATATCAACGTTTTGTGCATCATAACGAATTGCACTTTGTAATTCTGTATTATACCATTCTGTTGCTTCTGTAGTTGAGGATGGTTGATTTATGAAAGGTTTAGTTGAATTACTCTTAGGCCATGCAGAAGATGAATTAGTATAGAATAAGTGTCTTTCGTAGTGATCTAAATTATTAATTACACCTTTAATAAGATTTTCATAATATTCTTTACTCCCTGTTATACCTTGTCCTGTATAATTTGAAGAAGAAAGTAGATCTAAATTATTTTGGTAACTCTCAATTAAATCTAGTTTATATTTAAAGTTACGTATTCTTTCTTCGGCTGAAGAGTAATTAATAAAGTTATTGAAGTCTGAGTAGTCTATTCCTAGTTCTGCTCCTTTTTCATTAAACATTGAATTAATCTCCCTATAGGTATTTGTTGTAGGGAAACTAAATAATTCATTGTAGTTGTAATATTGTGATGGTTCTGTAGTCTGTGTATCTAATTCTACATCAAAATTAGCTCCTCGTAAAGTTGGAACTACCGGTGGGTCTTGAGTGATTGTTGTATTAATCTCAAAAGCTATCGAATCGCTTACTTTCTCTACTACATTTACCCTTGTTTTTAAATTAACAGAAGATGGTAGAGGATTATATAATTTAAGTATGACTGCAGTAGTATCTCTAAATTCTTCTACATCTACATTGATTATAGAATAGAAAATATTATTACCGAAATATAGGTAGAAGTCAGGAGAATAGGTATCGTTATTAAATTGAGATATTACTTGATTGGTTGTCTCTAATACATCACTTCCCCCTAAATTGATAGATACTAACCTAACTTCTGTTCTATCAGGAGAGATGCTCTCTATATAGAAGTCTTGTGGATTTAAGTTGTCTGAGTATGTGTAATCTAGAAAGTTGTAAAGAGCTTTTACTTCGGTACCATTATAACCATAAGCAATATAGTCTTGTTGAACATCTATACCTATTTCGGAATTTCCTACAGTATTCTGCTGTGTATCTCCTGATATTATAGAGTAGTTTGTATAGGAAGGTATAGTCTGTAACCTAACATCACTTAATGTATAGTAAGATAATTCAACAAAATTATCGTTAGGTTTAAATGTCTTTGTTATATTTGTTGAAGTTAATAATGACGTATCCTCATTAGTAAGAGACCTAAAACCAGATAATCCGTTAGGTTCAATTTCAAATATGTTATATTCTATTTTACTCATTATTTTCTAGTTCAAATATCTGTTGATTAGCAGTAAGTAGTTGTTGTCTCAATTGTGCTATCTCATCTAATAATGGTTGTAAATCATCTAAAGATTTTTCAAAATCAACTACTTCTAAACTTTTTTCTATTAGGTATTGATGAGAGTTTGTTTCTCCATCTGCTGGGATTGTATAGAAGAGTTTATTATACAGACGAAATAATTCCTCTACAGTATCGGTATCAACAACTAATTCAGGTTTAACAAAAGTCTTAAACTCTCTATCTACTAAATTATTAAATTGATCGGACCTATAAGATTCTTTCTGTATTCTAACTTTTTCTCTAGCCATTCCTAACTACCTTAAATATATTTTGATTATCCATAACTACTGTACTTCCATCTAACTCAGTTTTTACTAATATACGATAAAATCTCTCTGGTTGCAACCCATCCATATAAACATCGAAAAAAGAACCGTTTTCATCACAACTAATTTTAGTGAAATCGGTATTAAAATCTACTACCATCTCCTCTGTATTCTCATCTCTTAATCCCCAATATGATGCAGAAGGTAGTGCATAATTAGTTAAATATACTGATGAGGTTGTAAATGTTCTTTGAGGGTATTTAGGTTTAGCAGTCACTCTAAATCTCTGCTTTCCTATATCTGCGTACTTCCCTTTATTGTTTTTTATATCAATTGTTGCTATATCTGTTGCTAAAATATCTAAATCACCTTGTTCATATACACTGTCATCCCATCCGAATTCTAAGAATGGAGGGTAGATTGTATTAGTATCTTGTCCGAAGTATCTTAACTTAATAGAAGATGATGTATAAAACTCATACTCATCTTGTAACTTAACAATAAAGCCTTTATTGGTTAACTGATCGTTATAAATTTGTTTAATTCCTGCAGTTATGTTTATATCTACATCATGGGTAGAATTGATAGGATGATTTTGAGAGAATTCCATTGATTCCCCATTAGAGGCTGTATACCAAGTTCCTCCTCCTGCTTTACCTGTAATGAATGATGCTGTAGTAAATGGAGCAAATCCTATTGTTTGCCAAATTCCTGAGGAATTACTGTTAGCGTATGCCCAACTAACTCCTGATGTATTTACAGGTATATCACCTGCTTTACCGGTTCCGTTATCCCAATCAGTTGAACCTTGAATATATATTGGGTAGGCATTTAGGGTATAGTCTACTGGTAGTTCATCTGCTTCAGCTAAGTATAGTTTAAGACTTGAGCTAAACTCTGTACTCCCTATTTTAGTATCAATTACATCATCTATTTCACTATCTGAGAATTTTATTAATAGCCGAGCCGTTTGACCAGTTGGATCTGTTATACCTGGGTATCCTCCGATTTCTAATATTTCATCTTTACCCGCATTACCGGTAAGTTGATCTGTGTAAATAAATGAGTCCTTTTCAGGAAATATTCTATAAATTGCCATATTACAGTATTGTTGTTCTTCCTTTAATATCCTGGTTAAGGTCTTTTACTTCAAAAATCATAGTATCGTATGATGGATATACTATATTATTTCTAGTTGCACCTTTTATATCGTATGCATATTCTGAGTAGTTACCTCCTTGCTTGTTCACAACTTCTATGTTACTAACTGTTTGAACTCCTACAACTCTATCAAGTAAACTATATATTGTCGATATATTGATAGGTTGATTTATATTCCATTTTGTAATATCAAAGAAGTCCTGTAATGCATTATTACATGCTAAAAGTACATCTCTACTATTAAAATTAGGTTTTACTAATATGTCATAATTTATACCTATGTTAACTACAAAAGCATCTTTTATATTTAATGCATCTGTTATAGGCATATAGTAAGACATATACCTCTTTAAATTATTCTTAAGTGTTTCTGTAGCAGTAATTAAGTTCTTATTACTGTCATATGCTAATACATAAAGAGATAATGCTAATGGGTTACTATCAATTATCGAATCAGTAACCGATCTTGTACTATTTAATTCATCTTGTGTAACGAATACTTTTGCTACTGTTCCGAATTTTGAATCTAAAGATAATGCTCTAACTGTGTAATCTTGTAATGTCACAGTTCTTTTCTGTTCTGAGAAAGATCTTAATGCATTCTGTCTAATTTCTTCTACAGTATCTCCGTCTTTACCTCCTTGAGCAGGTAGTCTATTATTAAAAGCTAATGTATCTTTGTATAATGTACTTTGGTCTGTATTACCAATAGGGTTAGCTGTTGCTGAGAATGTTGTTAGTGTGTTAGCAGGTACATTTGCTTCTACTCCTCCACCAACTAGGTATTGTATAGTTAAAGTAGTATTTGATGGTGCTAATCCGTAAGTCTGTGTGTACATAAAATTAGAAGGATCGTAAGCTTTATCTATACTACTTATTCCTTGTAATGTACCCATACCCACATTTGTAGGGTCTGGTGTGAATACATTATCGTCACTCCCTACTGTTCCTGCTCCAAATTGTATTTGTAAAAAACCTTCAGAATTGAATCTAGTCACAAATCTCTTAGGTACTTTTTGAAGTAAAATAGAGTTAGGTACCTTATCGGCATCAGATCCTACATTACTTTCTGCTACAAACACACTATCTTGACCTAAAAAAGGTACTTCATGCCATCTAGTAGTATCATCTTCACTATTATCTGTAATACTCAATATACCTATTATATTTGTATCTTCTATTGTGATTGTTGTAAATTTTTCTGCTGTAGTAAAGGTTTGTGTTGTTGTTTTTACTTTACCTGAAAATGCTTTGGTCTTTTTAGTAAGTAGGAATTCAGATGGTATTCCGTTAGACATTTGTGAAATTACTACATCTGTTGGATCATATGAACTAGAAAAACTAAAATCTATTTTGTTTTCAATAAAGAACTCAATATTACCTGATGAATTACTGGTTACTGTTGCGTTTTCATCTACAACTAGTGCTTGGTCCCAATTAGGTTCATTAGTTATTGGATTAGCTCCTATGTTTTGAGTCACTTCTAACTCTACCTCTGCTACGTTAGTTGATTTAGGTCGATAACCCATCATATATGCCATCGCATATAAGTTTCCAGGATCTTTAGCGTATTGTAAGAAAGTCTCTTGTAATTGTGTATCTTGATAAAAAGATAGGATATCTCCTACATATGCTGCCATCTCAATAAACATCATACCTGGTGAAGTAGGGGAGAAGTCATTATAAGAATCAGGAAAATAGTTCTTAGCAAATTCTACTAATTCTTGTTTGTAATCAGAAAATTCTCTAGCTACGTATTTTATGTCTCTTATTTCTGCCATTATTGTTCAAAGTTAATTACTACCTCATCCTCTATATTAGTATCTTGGATAGCGTATCTTAATGATAACGTAACTGTATTTGTATCTGGGTTTCCTAGTACTTGGAAATCTGTTGTGATAACTCTTGGGAAATACTCTACCAAACCCCTTTTGACCGTCGCTTTGATTTGATCGATTAAGTCTTGATCAATGTGATCAAACATCAATTGTTTAAGTGTAGTTCCAAAGGTAGGGTTGAGATACCTTTCTTGCTGTCCTGTTAGAAAATAATTAATTAGATTAGTTCTTATAGCATCTTTTGTTTGATAGGTAGAATTAAAGACTGCTTTACCGGATAACGGTAAAGAAACTCCTATAGCCTTTCTAGGCTGTAAATCTAGTGGGTCAATTCTTCTACTATTGAATGCCATATTATACTATTCCGTGTTTTTGTTTATCTTTCTCTATAGACTTTTTATATACCTCTCCTGCTTTCTTTACAAAATCAAATTGAGATATATCTAAACCTGGTTGTGGTCCTTTATTTTCTACCATCCCCATTTGATTGGCCATTGACGATGCAAAGTTAGGTTTTTGTACTCCTTGTGCATTAGTAATATTCTTATACTCCTCACTTGTCATATTAGCTCTTGTTTGTTCTAACATTGACATAATTGTGTCTTTAGAATTATAAGTCTTACTTATTTCTTTAGTAGGTCTTGCTACATTAGTTGTAGGTGTACTTAAGTTACTTTCGTATACTGTTTGTTCTGGTTTACTGGCAATTCTTACTGCTTCGGTCATTACTTCTTGTAACTCCTCCTTAACAGCAGTTCTTACCTCTTCTCGTATGATTTTTCTTAATTGATCGAGTTTCATAATAATAAATAGTTTGTTTATGGAAGTTGGTTATCTATTCTAAATTTTAATTCATCTAATAGTACTTGTGTATCTGAACTAAATGATGGTTGTCCTCTAAGTACTATCACTCCAATATTATCTTTTGCTACTGCTACCCTCCTTTTAGCACTGGTTTCTGAGTTGGTATCTTCTATTATTGCTAAAGTATATGCTTTACCATTTGCACCAAGGTACTGAAAATTGTTATTAGGTACTCCTTCTGAACCTGTATTTTCTAGAGGACGTACTTGATTTAATAAATTTGCTAAATCTTCTTGATTCTCTAAACTATTAACACAACCTTCAACACTTAGATTAACAGTCTCAAGTATGTTCTTGACATTATTTAAGCTAGGAGCTACACTACTGGTTAGTGCCTCTATTCCTTCTATATCATTTTCTAATGATTCTAAAAGTCTTATTATTTTAAATAACCTATCAGCTTGACTTGTGATTGAACCAGTAGTTTTTGCAAATATTAGACCTCCTGCAGGTCCGGGTGGTGTACCTATTGCAACAGGAATTGGATTAGTTTTTAATAATGTTAATATTAGTTTAGCAACATTAATTAAAGGTTTTAAACTATTTGCTAATGTTGAAAACTTATTTGCAATTTTCTGTGAGTTATTAACTGCTGTGAGTAGATTGTTACGTGTCTGTATTATACTACTTAACTCTCCTGCAGGTGGACATCGATTAGAAAATTTGGAGATTAACTTGAATGCTTCTGTTTGAATTCTAGCTTCTAATTCACCTTGAATTGTCCCTAATCTTGTAGATACTATATAAGAAAGTTGCGAAGTAACGGCCATTATTCTGTAAATACTTTTTTAGACTTCAATTGAGAAGGTCCGTTAGGGTTAATTAAATCGTTTAATGCAACTATAACTTTCCTGGCTTCTTTTCCTCTTTTGTTCAGGAGAGGAATGTATTTTCCGTCTATAGTTTTAGCATTAGCCATATCGTTAGACATTCCTTCTAGTACTCCTAAAACTCTCTCTAAAAATAGTTCTAATTGATTTCCTAGAACTACCCCCTCTTTTCTCGCTCCTACTGCTGTTCTGGCTGCCTCTCCTAAAAATACTTGAGAACCATCCAAACATAGGTAGTTTTTAGAATCAATATTAACTGTACCCTCTGTATTTAATCCTATAGATTTAACACTAGAAAGTTGTATATCGTGTTCTTTTGCATTGAAAAATAATCTTCCACCATTTACAATTACCTGGTTTCCTTTAAATACTTTTGCCTCTAGTGGAGCATCATCATATGCAGCTCTTTTTAAACTAGCTTGTTCTAAAGGTATTTTATGATCTGATGTAAGGTATATAGATGAACTATCTTCATTTACGTCTTCACCTAATATAGTAAAGCCTTCTTCCGTCTCTTTTTGACCATTACTTAGAATTATAAGAGGTTTACCTAAATTAGAATTATCAACCCAAGTATTTGTAATTGATTTCCCACCTGTAAATCTAAGTGATTGACCCTGTCTACCTTCAAATTGAATATCACCTGGGCTAGAACCTATTGGATTTACAGTACCTAGTTCAAGGAAAGTATTATTTTGTGAAAAGTCTATATCGGAATTATTAACAGTGTCTGGGTAGAAGTTATTATTGGGGTTATTCCAAATATTTAGAATCTGTGTATAGTATTTTCTTGTTTTGTTTTTAAAGTCATCATCAGATGGTATTGGAAGTGCTTCTACTTTTACAATCTCACCAACTAAAGGTACTTCTTTTATCTGTGCACCTACTTGGTAAGCAAACGGTAAATCTGTTTTTCCTTGCTCACTAGCATTAGATTTTAGAGGTTTATAGAATACTCCGTTTATAGATATACCTCCTCCTTTAGCAGAGTATTGTTCATGAGATTCATCTAAAATAACATCTACAACTCT